TATTATACAGGTTCAGAGTTTAAGGTTATAGATAGTCCACCTACAGTTACAATAGTATCTCCTTTAGAAGTTGATAGCCAAGCAGGTGGTAATATTACTTTCACTATAACAGGAACTAATTTTCAATCTGGTGCAGTTACTAAATTTATAGGTAATGATGGAACAGAAATTACAGCATCAACAACTACAGTAACTAATTCAACAACTATTAGTGCTGTTATTGCTAGAAGTTCTTTTGTGGGTGCTAAAGAACCTTACGATGTTAGAGTTGTAAATGCTTCTGGTTTATCAGGAACTTTAGATAATCAAATTAATATAGATGTAGCTCCAGCTTGGAATACAGCTTCAGGTTCATTAGGAAGTTTTAATACAGGAGCTTCAGTTAATGTAAGTGCTACAGCAACAGACGCAGATGGAGATACTGTGAGTTATTCAATTTTATCTGGTTCACTACCAACAGGTTTATCTTTAAATTCTTCTACAGGTGCTATTACAGGAACAATATCTTCTTATTCATCTACAACTTCATCATTTACTTTAAGAGCAACTGCAAATTCTAAAACAGCAGACAGAGCTTTTAGTATTACAGAAGTATTAACTAACTATTTTGGTAGCGGTTCAGATGGTTCACTTTCAACTTAACAACATGGAGAATAATTAAATGGCAAATGTAACTTACACAGTTCAAAACAAAAATGGTTCTTATGATGGAGATATGGTTGTTAAACAATATACTTCAGTAACAATTAATGCTGGAGATACTGTTACTACAGACCAAGCTTGTCGTGGAATGTTTATTTTTTGTCAAGGTAATATGACTGTTAATGGAACTTTATCTATGTCTTTAAGAGGTGCTTCAGCAGATCCAACTATAGCAGGTGCTTCAGATAGTAATGCAGTAAATTCTAATGGATTACAATATGGATTTTTTAAATCTGGTTCAACAGACAGTTTGTCTTTTTCTTCAGCTTTATGGAATGGATTTGGAACTACAATAAGAAATATTGCAGGAAGTAATTTTTTAAGTGGTAGTGGTATAAATTATAAAGTTCACACAATAAGTAGAACAGGAGCTTCAGGTGCTTCAAGACCATCAGTATCTAGTGATGGTGTACGAGAAAATCCAGCAGACATTAGAGGTTCAAATTCTTCATCTACTAATAGAACAGGCGGCGGTGGAGCTGGTGGTATGGCATACCAAATTCAAGGTGGTCATGGTCAAGGTGGAGCAGGAGCTTCAGGAACAATTTTTTCTGGTGGCTCGGCAGGTGGTGGTGCGGCAGGTGGTGGTTCGGCAAGTTCAGGTCATAGAGGAAGCGATGGTTCTGCTAATGGTGGAGCAGGTGGAACAGGTGGAAATCATATTGAAAGTTCAGGCAGACCAAAAGGAACAGGTGGAGCAGGAAATCCAAAAGGAAGTGATGGTTCTATTGGAACACAAGGATTAAACGATGCCGAAACTGGAACAGGCGGATTAATTATATTAGCTGTTGGTGGTAATTTAACTATTGGTTCATCAGGAAAAATCATAGCTAATGGTGGCAGAGGTGGAGATAGTACCAATTCAGACGATAACTCATCTATGGGTGGCGGTTCTGGTGGTGGTCATATTTTAATATTATGTAAAGGAACTGTAACAGCAAATGGAAATGTAATTTCTGAAGGAGATTATATTGGTAATGCTGGTTCACAAATTGGTTCTGCTGATAGCTTTGGTGTTGTTCATTATAACTTACAATGCTGGGGTGGTAGAGGTGGAAAAAACAATAATACTACCGATTGTCCAGCACAAAATTTATATTCAGGAACTTCCTTAACTAGACAAGGCGGTACAGGTGGTAAAGGAACAATAAGCATTTATACAGTTCTGTAATCTCAAAAAGACCATAAGTCTTTTAAACAACAAAAACATAAGTAAAATATGGTAAAAAAAGTATATCAAAACCCTAGCGGTGGTTTAAATGCTAAAGGTCGAGCATACTTTAATAGAAAAGAAGGCTCTAATTTAAAAGCACCAGTTAAGTCTGGGGTTAACCCTCGCAGAGTTTCTTTTGCGGCTCGTTTTGCTGGAATGAAAGGTTCTTTACAAGATGAGAAAGGAAGACCCACACGTTTAAAATTAGCACTTCGGGCTTGGGGCTTTGCCTCGAAAGAAGCTGCTAGAAATTTTGCTAATAGACATAAAAAATCTTAACAACCAATATAAAAACAATGCCAAAACACTCAAACAAAAACACCCATAAAATGCCAAACGGCAAAATTATGAAAGGTGCAAAACACAACAGTAAAAAAAAGTAGGAACACATGAAAGGAAGACAAGGACTCTACGCTAATATTAATCGTAGAAAGAAATTAGGTATATCTAGACCTAAATCTAAATCAACAATATCAGCTAAAGCATACGCTAATATGAAAGCTGGTTTTCCTAAGAAGTAATTATGATACCCTATACTTTTGAAGAAGTACAGTTTTTAAACAAACAACCAAAAAAGGAAACAACTATGTTCACACCTAAATTCGAAATACCTTCATACGAAGACGCTAAGAAAGCCGTTGAAAGTTATGTAGGACAAGTTCAGAAATTTTGGGCGGACGCTTTTAAAGACTGGTCAAAGTCAGTAGAAGTGTTTTTTCAAAATAACAAAAAGTAAATAAACAAACAATAACTAAAAGGCGACTACTATGGCAAAGAAGAAAAAAGAAGTGTCAGTTATAGATTTGATTGAAGAAATTGAAGATAAATTGGCAGAGTTAAAAGACAAAGTAGACGATCAACAAGACGACTTCGAGGACACAGATTTTGAAGATGATGATGTGGATTTCGATGAAGAAGACGAAGACTAGTTAAATATTAAGTAGTCGGTTGTTACTTGTTTAGATACAGCCGACTATTAAAATTAATATGAAAACTAAAAAAAGACGTTCAACAACTAAAAAAGATCAATTTAACAGTAATCTTTTAGTCCATATCTTAAAAGATATGAACACTAAAATAGCACACATACACACAGACATAACTAAACACGGTGATGATATAGTTGAATTAAAACAACAAATTGCTATGTCTAAAGGTGGTTTAAAAGTTTTAATAGGAATTGCAGCTATGTTGGGAACTATATTTACAATATGGCAATACTTTTTAGGAAAAAATGGCTCGTAGAAATTACAGATTAGAGTATCAAAAATATCAATCTTCAACAGAAGCTAAACTAGATAGAGCATCTAGAAACAGAGCTAGACGAAATTTAATGGCACGTGGAGTTGTTGCTAAAGGTGACGGTAAAGACGTAGACCACAGAGATAGCAACCCACAAAATAATTCTCCTGATAATCTAAGAGTAACTTCTAGAAAATTAAATAGAGGAAAATTTAGAGTTCAATATAAACGTTAATAAAAGGATAAACATATGTGGTGGAGTATATTACCAACAGTTTTAAAAACTGGTGCTGAGATTTATAAAAACCATAAGACATCAGAACTATTAGAATCTGAAGCAGAACGTAAATACTATGAACGTATGGCTCGTGGTGAAATAGAATATCAAAGAGATGTATCAGATCAACAAGACAAGACTTGGAAAGATGAAGCAGTCTTAATAATCGTCTGTATCCCCATAGTTCTTTTATCGTATGCTATTTTTACTGATGACCCATTAATCAAATCTAAACTAGATTTATTTTTTGATTACTTTGGTAAATTCCCAAGTTGGTATCAATGGTTAATAGTAGGTATCTTCGGTGCAATTTACGGGCTTAAACCCACATTAGATATATTCAACAAAAAATAATGATCGAAAGATTAAAAGATTTAATAGCAAAGAATTTTGCTAATAAAGAAATAGAAAAGAAAAATAATACTTTATTAAAAAGTAGAAAAGAAGTTGAGATTAATGGTAATGGGACTTCTGGTTATGTTATTAAAGAAGGTGAACATAAAGGTACAGTTCTAGGTCACATTAAAAGAGATAAACCCATAATAGAATAATAATATGTTTTCAATGCTACAAATTTTAAATAAATTAAATTCAGTATTGACTAGAATACTATGGAATTTAGAAAGTGAAAAACGAGCTAGACGAATAGTAAGATTTAAAAAAGTAATAACTAAAAGCAACAAATTTAAAAAGAAATAATTATATGACTAACAATTTTCCTTACAAAAAAATCAAAGGAGAATTGCATTGGCTAGATGCTAAATCTAGGACTGGTTGGTCTACTAAGGAAGATATGAAAGAATTAAAACCAGCTACTTGTGTTACTAGTGGTTGGATATTTGAGGAGACAAAAGATTATATTAAAACATTTTCTACGTACTCTTTAGACGAAGATGGAAGCATTGAGTTCGGGGAAATAGTGGTCATACCTAAACAATGGATAATTAAATAATGTATAATGTAATTATTTGGTTAGCTTTGTTTGTTAATGGATTTGATGAAATGTTACCAGTATACAATCCAAATATTTCATTTAAAGATAAACAATCTTGTGAGCAGTTTATTAAAAATAATTATTCTAAAATATCTTTAGATATAGAAAAACAATTTCAATTTCAAAAAGAAATACAGTTAAAAGAAATTGTAACTATGGAATGTATTGTAATTGGTAATAAAATATGAAATATAAAAACTCAAAACAAAAGTATTATTGTATATGGAAACTTTGGGCTGGTTTTTGTGCACTATTAAATAATTGTAAATGTAAAACTAAAGAATGTAAATGTCAGAAAAAATTAAAAAACTAGAAGATCTACACGAGTTGTTAGCTAAGACTCTACTAGATAAAATCAGAGACCCAGAAGTTAAAAGTTCAGATTTAAATGTAGCCCGTCAATTCCTAAAAGATAACAATATAGACTGTATTCCAAAGCAAGGAAATTCAATAGGCAAATTAGCCGAGGAATTGCCCTTTAAACTTGAAGATTTACAAGATATAGTGCAGGACAAGGAATACAACTAAAGAACGCATATACGTGCGTTTAAATCGGAAATAGAGGCTATTTATGAGTGATGTAACACGTGATTTTAGAAACTTCCTATATTTAGTGTGGAAACACCTCAATATTGAGCCTACTCCAGTCCAATACGATATAGCCGATTTCCTACAAAAAGCTCCTCGTAGAAGTGTCATACAGGCATTTCGAGGTGCAGGTAAATCTTGGATATGTAGTGCATTTGTTTGTTGGAACTTATTGCGTAACCCAGATTTAAAATTTTTGGTAGTATCTGCTTCTAAAAACAGAGCCGATGACTTTAGTACATTCACTAAAAGATTAATTAGTGAAATGGATATATTAAAACACCTTACACCAAAGGCAGACCAAAGAGGCAGCAACGTGTCCTTTGATGTCGCTTTGTCAAAAGCATCTCACGCACCTAGTGTTAAGTCAGTTGGTATAACTGGACAGATAACTGGTTCAAGAGCTGATTTTATTATTTCAGATGACTGCGAAAGTTTAAACAACTCATTGACACAAACAATGAGAGACAAGTTATCAGACAGCGTAAAAGAATTTGAAGCCGTATTATCTCCTAATGGTAAGATTGTATTTCTAGGTACACCCCAGTCAGATATGAGTTTGTATAACGAGTTACCAACTCGTGGATATGAAGTTCGTATATGGACTGCACGTATGCCAGAAACTAGTAGGATTATTAAATATGGTAATCGGTTAGCTCCGTTTGTTATTAATAGTAAACTAACTAGTGGTGAGCCTATAGACCCAAAAAGATTTACTGATATAGACCTAAAAGAAAGAGAAGCCTCTTATGGTCGTTCTGGGTTTGCTTTACAGTTTATGTTGGACACTACATTGTCCGACAAAGAAAGATTTCCACTTAAATTGTCTGATCTAATAGTTATGGATATAGACAATAAGATAGCACCAGTACAATTAGCTTGGGCTGGTTCTCAGGAATATGTTTGTGATGATTTACCTAGTGTCGGATTTACAGGAGACAGATACCATAAACCTATGTTTGTGTCTAATGAGTTTGATGCTTATAAAGGTTCTGTTATGGCTATTGACCCTAGTGGTAGAGGTAGTGACGAACTAGGTGTTGCTATTATCAAACAACTAAACGGAAACTTATACTTACACACTTGTAAAGGACTACAAGGTGGTTATAGTGAAGCTAATTTAATAACTCTAGCTAAGATGGCTAGAGACGCTGAAGTTAATATGGTTATTGTTGAGAGTAACTTTGGTGATGGTATGTTTACACAATTACTTAAACCAGTAATTAATAAATACCACCCAGTCACTATTGAAGAAGTTAATCACTCTAAACAAAAGGAACTAAGGATAATAGATACCTTAGAACCATTACTTAACCAACACCGACTAATTGTTAGCCCACAGCTTATACGTGCTGACTTTGATACAAACGACCCACACTACCAACTGTTCTACCAATTAACTAGAATCACTAAAGATCGTGGTTGTCTTCGTAATGATGACCGACTAGATGCTTTGGCGATAGGTGTAGCCTACTGGATTGAGCAACTGTCGGTAGACAGTACAAGACAAGTAGAGGATTTTAGAGATAGGAAACTACAAGCTGAGTTAGATAAGTTTATGGAACACGCTGTAGGTAGGAAGACAAATGGGGATAATTGGATAAAGATATAACCAATACCAATAGATACTATTATTAATCTATTATTAGACTACTACTAGTTCCTATATAAGTGTTATATTAGTTAGTTATAAGTGTTATACTAGTTCCAATACAAGTAGTTACTAGTAGTATACCAGCTGGTAAATAACCACAATATAGACCTATATGTCTATTTTACCGTGATTTTCGGTATTGTCAAATACTTTTTTTAAAAAAATATGAAACGGTATCTCGGTATCTCTCGCTGTCAAAAACCCCCCGCAACCCCAAGTTGTACAACTTTTAATTGTATTTTAAAAAACACGTATAGATTGCGGGTTTTTAGACAATAACTAAAAAAGATAAACTATCTTTTATTTATTATTGATTATTATTGATTGAAAATAATTCCGCTTGATTGAGTTCCAAGCCGTATCTGTTTTTTTTATTTTAGGTATCTTGATTGAATAACTTATCTAACTTTGATTGTAATTCTAGTTTATGATTATCTGGTAGGTACTCAATATAATCCATAAACAACTGATAAGCATTTTTATACAAATCAAAATTAACTGAATTGATACACATTAAACAAAATAAATCGGGGTTATGATTGCAACTTAAATTGCTAGTATCTGGTTTTAATCTCATACACATAGTAAATCATTATATATTACAATTACAGTTTTCGCCCTCTAAGTAATCACTAGAGCAATCGTCGCAAAAACGATAATCGGGCTCATCATCAAGACCGCCTACATTAACAGTAGGAATTGGAACATTTAAACTTTTATAAGTTTTTAAGTTAGTATCAAATTCAACTAAAAACCTTTTTTTATTCATTTTAATTTTAAAAAACCTATTTAGATTAATTCTTAGGGGGTAAGTTAAGACCTTGCCTTGCCTAAGTACCCCCCAAAAATATTTAATCTTGTTTATGTTTATTTTTGTTTAACTCAACTAAATAATAAATATGATTATCTAGTTTCGCCTTTTTAGCTATTCTGTTGGTAGTAAATACATCTATTGCATAAAACAATAAAAATATAACTACAACACTAAAAGCCAACACTAAAAACAAAATTAAATCATCTAATAGATAGTTTTCCATTTTTGTATTTAGTTAGTTTAAAGTTTTAAACTTGCTTTCCAATTCCATTAAATAGAATTTAGCAAATTTAGTTATTACCATTTTATTACCGACTTTGAAATAAGGCGATTTAAGTATCAAAGCCGTAAAGTACTTATTTCTAAAATTATTAACCTTTGATACAGTTAAATGTCTTTTATCTTTGTTGGTAGTCATCATTAACATATTAAATAAACTAATATCATAACTTTAAAATAAAATAAACTATTAATTAAAATTAATTTTACATCAGGGGGGAACGGTAGTCAGCAAGGTTTATTGTCTACCATTACAAGTTAAATTAACTTTAATTTTATTAGTATTAAAACGGGTTAAGTCAATTCTATTGCACACGGGGTATGATACCTAGTAGTTAGCCCGTAAATTATCCTATATTTATTCACTATCATAAACGGGTTAAATGACTAAACCTACCTAGTGTTGCTACCTGTGTTTAAAACTAGATATAGTTATTAAATCAATTTTAAGTAATTTTTAATTAAAAAAGTCTTATTTAAAAGACCTTAGAGCATCAAAGAAATTATTTAACGGGGCTAAGTACCCCAAAAATTTTAGTTTTTAGATTGTCTAGGTTTTCTAACTTTTGCTAATTTAATATTTTCTAATAATTCAAATTTAACTGGTTTATAATTAATATTTCTTTTTTCTAAACTTTTAACAAATCCATAGCCGTTCTTTAAATTCCTAAAATCTCTTAAACCATTTTTAACAATCTCAACTTGATTAAAAGCATATAAAAAAGGATATATCTTTTTATTTTCATCTACAAATTGAATAAATTTTACGTAATCGTTATGAGACACGGGGCGATTTTTTACAAAATTAATTAAACAATCTGTAAACTCTACGTATCTATTTAAAACATCAAATCTTATATTGCCTTTAAATATTCTTAGTTCAACTGTACTTTTTTTAGATAAATTAACCGCCGAATATTTTGCCGAATAAATTAAATTGGGGTAGTTTTTAAAATAGCTATCTAATTCCAACACATTTTTATTCTTGAAAATCGCCTCGCAATAGTGATTGTTAAAAAATTCCCGCCCCGCAATTCTACTGATATAATTAAAATTCATTTCATTATTAATAAATTCAACTATTCTTAAAATTTGTAATTTAGTTAGTGTGTCTCTACTAATATGAATATGAACACCAGTCTCTTGTCTTGAATAACTACCTAAATAATCTTTAATATTATTATAAAAATTATAAAACAAATCAGTATTTTTTATATAATTAAATGACATAGCCGTTGATACAATTTCAATTCCATTTGTACCAATACTACCATCACTTTTACATAGTGCTTGACCTCTTAAATAATTCTCCTCTAAATCTTTTATAATTGTAGGCGGGGCTTTGTCTTGGATTGAAAATGTTTCAATTTCAATACCGAACATTTGCGTTGTTTTTCTGTTTTCATCTAAAAAATATAACTTATCCAAAACTTTTAAGACATCATCATAGCAACTACGTAGTTTATTATTATTACTTTTAAACTTAGTTAAATAATTGGTAGTTTTGAAATAACTATCATCAGAAAAAATAGCCGTATTTAAAAACTTAATATATTTAATTTCTGGTACTGGTTTTAAATTATCTATTACATCTGTTAAATCTAATTTTAAGAAAAAATTACTTGAATACGGTACTAACTGTTTTTCTACATTTGAGACATAATATTTATAAACGTAGTTTTGCTCATCAAATTTATAAAATCTTTTTAAATTAAATTTATTATCATCTTTAAATTTTTCAAAAGCATTTGAACGATTATCAGTATTATAGAAACTTATTAAATTATTTTTATGGAAATAAAAACCAGTTAAACAGCATTTATAAACATTACAGTTTTTAAGAGTATCAAAGTTTAAATCTTTTAATAAATTTTCTACATCATTTAAAATCAATTTAAATATGTCTAAACAATTTTGATGATTATTTAAAAACGACAAATAAAATTTATGATTAAAACCTTGAATACCTTTTGTTAATTTATAATCAGAAATAAAAAGGCAATCTAATAAACTTAAATTATTAACGGATTTACTTTGTAAGTATCTTTGAAAATCGTTTGTTTGATACTGAAAAAAACAACTTTGAAAACTTGAATTGTAATTTCTTAACCCGTCGGAATTGGGCAATTGACTGAAAAATCCTCTTAAAATTATGCTATTAATATAATCCGATAAACTTACAGATACTTTATAATTTTTATTTCTTTGGGTACATATTTCATTAATGCTAATAATATCATCATCATCTTTAAAATTATCAAAAAATAATTGACGACCGTCGTTTTTATAAGAGTGTAAAGCATTATAAAAATCTGTTGTATTTATATCCGTAAAAATATCGGAATAGTTATTTTTTAAATAATAGTTTTTCTCATTTTTCAAATATCTTAAATTACTTAAAATATACTTATCTAGTTTTAATCTGTTATACTTATCAATTAAGTTTATATCTTTATTAATACTCATAATTATATTTTAAATCATCAACTTGAATATCATTGTCGTTTATCTCATCTAAGATTTTTTTATCGTCTCTTAAATCTGTTATTAAATCGGCAATTTGTTTATGATTTAACTTTTTAATAGTTTTAAAAATTTCTTTGTTTGTACCGTTATCAAATATATGAGACAAATTCTGATAATTTAAATAGGTATTATTTTTTTTATTTTTCTTAGCTTGTTTTTTAAACAATGCTCTTTTTAATAAATCTTGTTTATAAGTTTTATCACTATCATAGTACGAATTTGAATAGTAATCATCATCAGCATTATTAAAATTATAATAATTATTTGAATCATAACTTTTAAAATTATAATCATTTAAATTTGAATTTCTTGAATAAGTAATTGTACTTTCATAATCTTGTATTGAATATGTTTGCGATACTTTTAAATTTTTATATTCCGACCAATCGCCCAAAAATTCAAAATTATTATTTAAACTGTTTAACAATAAAACTCTTGAATTGGTTTCACTATTAATTATTTTGTTTAAAGATTTAATAAAACTTTCATTGAAAATTAAATCGGGTTTATTCTTAACTATTGGTTTTAAAATATATCTACTAAAAAAATAAGTATCAGATTTTTTATTATCTAAAATTGGGGCGGGTAATAACGGGCTATTGTGCATTAAATACAAATCAAAATTATCGCCTAACTTTTTATTTAAAATACAAAACGGGTGGCTATTAAAATTATTTTTGTCGCCTTGCGTTGCAAATCTAAAATGCAAAGCAATTTGATTTGTATTTTTTGCGTGTTTGTTAAAACATTTTAAAACTGATTTAAATTTTTTAGGTAAGAATTTTTCTGTTATAATTTTATTATTTTTAGAATACATTAACCCAAAACCATCTTTGTTGCCGTTGTATGCTTTTAATAAAATTTTGTTGGTTATGTCTTCGGGCTTACCAACTATAATAATGCACATTTTAAATCTTAATCGCCTAAGTTAATTTTTTTTATCTACCTAACCCGAATATATAGACTAATTTTAAATAAATTAAAAGCATAAAAGACTACAAAATAATTTACAATTAACACTTGTAATTACTATTTACTGGTATTATATACCTACTATTAGTATGGTGTTGCAAAAATACCACATACAACGGGTAGTATTATAAAACATCTTAAAAGGTTTTAACTTAACTAAACACGGGGGGTTTTAAATTTGAAAAATATTTTTAATCATTTTATTGGTACATTTTTAATAATTTTATTTTGTACTGTTTTAATAACAGCTATTGCAAACATAAATAATTTTTTAATTTTTTTAGTGTTAATATTATTATTAATACCTATTGTTTATATTCTAGGTTATTGCGATTAAAACAGCTCCAATACAACGACAAGTTGAATATCAAAAAAACTTTATATAACATAATAATTTAATACGGGTTAAATAGGTTAGTGAAGGGTAGGCGGGGAAGGTAAGATATATAACCCGTAATTAAAAAAGATTTTATAAGGTTAATTTATACGGGTTAAGTCTATTTTGCTGGTGTACGGACTTTACTAACTTTACGGACTTTACGGACTTTACTAACTTTACGGACTTTACGGACTTTATGAATATTAACTTTTTAAAATTTATTTTTTTACAACCTATGATTTTACAACTTAAAATTGAAAAATAAAAATTTCACTATCATAAGTTACAATTGCGTTTTGATTAAGAGTTACAATTGCGTTTTAATTTTTAATTTTATTTTTTAAAAAGACTTGACTTGTTTTACAAAAAGAATTATATGTAAGTAAATTATCGGGAGGACATAGTGCAAAATAAAAATATCACTACATCAGAACTACTACAGTTAGTAATTTTAAGAGAATGGTCTACTCAAAAAAGTGGAGTAGCTAGTGCCAAGAACGCAGAAGTGTTTATGAATTGGTACGGTGCAGATAAACCATTTAAAGATTTAACTACTGACATACTTCGTAATTTTAAATTTTATTGTAAAGATAAATTAAAATACAAAGCAGCTACAATTAATAGGAAGTTAGCGTCAGTATCTAAATTAATAACATATTCACGGGGTATGGGCGGGTTTACTTTTAAATGGGGTATACCTATGGTTGAATACGAAACTGAGAATAATCAACGTAAATTCATATTTACTGATACAATAGAAAAAGAACTATTGCAAACAAGCACGAATTGTGGTTATAATGAACTTAATGATTTGTGGATTTGTTTAATAGAAACTGGTTGTCGTGTTTCTGAGTTATTAAACTTAACGTGGGCTAACATTGAAAATGAATTTCTTTGTTTAAAAGATACTAAGAACGGGGACACTAGGTTTGTTCCTATATTTGACAAAGTTAAAAACATTTTTAAAAAAAGAAAACAACTAAATTTAGTTAGTCCGTTTCCTTACAAACTGCACGTGGTAGAAAACAGTTGGTCAATGATACGTAAAAAGATGAATATGCAAAATGAAAAAGATTTTGTTATACACTCATTTAGACACACTTACATTACTAGACTACTTAAACGTAGGATAGGTATAGAAGTTGTACAAAAGGTTGTTGGACACCGAGATATACGAATGACTCAAAGGTATAATCACCCAACAAAAGATGATTTAAGAGAAGCACTAAAGGTACAGATGTGATTGGAAACTTTTTAATAATTTGGTTAGTAAGTGGAGAGCCATTGTATTTCAAACAGCAAAACAATGGTTGCCATGATACTTTTGAAAGATTAACTCACACTAAAACTATTACAAATAGTAAAGGTCAAAAACAAATTGCAACCTTTTATATGGGCACAGAAGTTTTAGTTTACAGATGTTTTGATTATGATACCGCACGACTTGAAAATTAAACAAGAGCTCCTAGAAGGAGAAATGATTAGTGGTGGGAAAGAACGCTACTATAAAACTTTAGAAAAAAATATAAAAAAAGGTAGGCTAAGTGTTACACCACCTTTTATTTATATACAAAAGTTTTTATTAACACCTTTAGCTGACCGCATTGAAAAATTTGTAAAAGATAGCTATGCGTCAGATAAAGCTGGGGTACGTAAAACATCTGCCGAGCCTTTACGAGACTTAAACGACAGTAAAAACGTAGCTTTAACTACACTAAAGTCAGTCATAGATAGCATAGCACTAAATAAAAACCTTTTACAAACTTCTATTAACGTAGGTACAAACGTAGAGTTTGAATACAAGGTTAAAATATTTAAAAAAGAAATGCCTAATATACATTATAAAATTGCTGCTGATTTAAGTAAAAGAACTAAAAATTCTAAGCACAAAAGAAAAGTATTTAGTCACACATTAGACAAGTACAAGGTAAAAGTTGAAGACTGGGATATATCTAAAAAAGTGTTAGTAGGTCAACAACTCATTGATTTACTTATAGAGAGTACGGGTTTGTGTGAGGTAGTATCCATCAACGTAGCCCGTAATAAAACAGTTAACTACCTACAGTTTAAAAAAGAAATAAAAGATAAAGTAGATCAAAAGAACTTTGAGTGTAGTGTATTAACGCCTTACTACAAACCTATGATTTCAAAACCTAGAGAGTGGCGTAATAGTCCTTTTAATGGTGGCTACTACAATGAATACTTGGCTAAACAACCTTTAATAAAAACAAATGATTTTAGTTATTTAAAAGAACTTCAAGAAGAAGGTCATAAAGATTTTTATGATGCCGTAAATCATTTACAAAATGTTCCGTTTCAAATTGATAAAGAAATGTTTGAAGTTATGGAATTTATTTGGGATAGAGATTTAGGTATAGGTCATTTCCCAACACGTGAAAGTTTACTAGATGAAAACAATAGACCAAAAAATATTGTTAGAAGTGAACTGGTTGACACCGACAAGGAAGCACTAATTAAATACAAACGAGATTGCACTAATGAATACAAAAATGAAATAGCTAGGATTTCAAAAGTTCTTTCTACGTCAATAGCAATATCAATTATAAAAGAATATTTAAATGAAGATATGTTTTATCTTGTTTTATTTATGGATAGGAGAGGTAGGATTTATACTGTAGGTAATTATTTAAGCTACCAATCAGATCAAAAAATTAGAAGTGTTATATGTTTTAAGAACGGAGAAAAATTAGGAGACAGGGGTAAGTATTGGTTGTTTGTACACGCCGCTAATACATTTGGTAATGATAAAATATCGTTTGATGAACGGGTTAAGTTTACTGAAGACAATTTTGAGCTTATGCTTTCTTACGCTGATAACCCGTTTGAGAACAGGGGTTGGGGTGAAGCCGATAAACCTATGGAGTTTTTACAAACTTGTTTTCATTTAAAACAGTACAAAAAATACGGGTTAGATTATGTTTGTAAACTTCCTGTTTCTATGGACGCTACCTGTAGTGGACTACAAATTCTTAGTATATTAGCTAGAGATTACGAAACAGCTTGGAAAGTTAATGTTACTCCGTCAGATAAACCGCAGGATATTTATACTATTGTTGCTGATAGTGTTATTAAAGAAGTTAAAGAATTAGCTGGTCAAGGTTCATACGAGGCTAACCGTTGGTTGCAATTTGGCATCACTAGAAGTATCGTAAAACGAAATATTATGACGTATGTGTACGGGTTAAAACAATTTGGAGCTCGTGAACAGGTGTTTGATGAGTATAAAAAACAATTAGATTTAGGTAAACCTAAAGTTTTAAAAGATGACGGTTTTCAAGATTGTAAATGGTTAGCTAATATAAACTGGAGACATATACAACAACAAGTACCTAAAGCATCTGAATTAATGGTTTGGTTTCAGAAAGTAGCTAAATTATTTTCACAAGCTAATTTATGTATGAGGTGGATTACTCCTATGGGATTTAAAGTTACACAAGATTATAGATATTTACAAAAGTTTAAAGTTAAAACTGCTATATCTGGTTCACTAGTTTATACAACTTTACGTAGACAACTACATAAATTTGATGTAAGAAAAATGCAAAGTAGTATAGCACCTAATATTACACATAGTCTTGATGGTGCTTTAGCACAAGCAGTAGCTTTACGTTGTAAGCATAGCCCAGAACCTATACCAAATTTGTTAATGGTTCACGATAGTTTTGCTACTACTCCTAATAAAGTTGATTTATTACATAAATTTATTAGACAATCTGTAGTTGATTTATTTACGGAAGACTATTTAATTAAATTGTATGAAGATTTTGCTAAACAATTACCTAACAAACAAAAAGCATTACTAGAACCACCACCTGAAAAAGGAACTTTAGATATTACTAAAGTATTAGATAGTAAATACTTTTTCATGTAGTAAGTAATAGGTCAAAAAGAGTACGACCTAAGATGTACTCTTGGAAGTACAAGTTAAATCTTGGAAACCAATACACTAACAACAAACAAAAACTTATGGAAAAAATAAAACTAACAACTTATACAACTCCAGCTGGTACGGCATTTTATCCGTATTTGTTTACACCAGATACTAAATTTGATGCTAATGGAGTTTATAATATTAAATTAAGGTTAACTGAAAAAGAAGCTAAACCTATAATTGATTTAATCAATAAAGAAATAGCTTCTGAGTTAGCTAAAAATAAATCAACAAAAAAATCTGAATTTCTACCATACAAAAAAGTAGATGGTGGTATTGAGTTTCATTTTAAACAAAAAGCTAAAGGTAAAACTAAAGCTGGAGTTGACTACGAAAAAAAAGTAAAAGTATTTGACTCTAAAAGTAAAATGATTACTACACCTTTGATTGTTTATTCTGGTAGTACAGTAAAAGTTGCTTATCAAATAAGACCTTACTTTACTAACATACTTGGTTGTGGTGCTACGTTAGTATTACAAGCTGTTCAATTATTAAATTTAGTTGAGAGTAATCAAGCTAAAGATAACTTTGGTTTTAATCAAGAAGACGGTTTTGAATACGTTGAAACCAACCAAACAGTAGCACTTAAAAATGGTTCGGTTCAAGAAGAAAAATTCGACTTCTAATTATAGAAGCGGACTAGAAGATACTGTTATTGAAGATTTACAGAAACGTAATATAAATTTTCAATACGAAAAAAAAGTAGTTTTATATTTAAAGCCTTCTACAAAGCATAAATATAAACCTGATATAATGTTAGATAATGGGATTTTGATAGAGATAAAAGGTTATTTTACTGCGACTGACAGGAAGAAACATCTTTTAGTGAAAGAGCAAAATCCCGAGTTAGATATAAGATTTGTTTTTGGTAATTCTAAAAATAGAATACATAAAAAATCTAAAACAACTTATGCTGACTGGTGTGATAAAAACAATATTAAATACGCTGATAAATTTGTCCCAGCTGAATGGATAAAACAATGAAAAACAAGGAGTTAAATTTATGGGAGAACACAATACTGAAAGCGAGTTTGTTAGGCATATACCGTGCACTAATCCAATTTGTATGTCTAGCGATGCTAATTCTTTATATAGCGATGGGCACACTTTTTGTTTTAGCTGCAATACTTATGTTGGTAGTTCGGGTGTTATTGAGTCCAATAATCCAACAACTAAACAAAGTGCTGATTTGGTTTTTGGTAATTTTATTCCGTTACTTAAACGTAATATCACGTTGGAGAGTTGCCAGAAATGGAACTATCAAGTCGGTAAACTTAATAACGAAATAGTACATATAGCTAATTACTACGATAAAAATAAAAACGTAGTATTTCAAAAATTAAGATTTAAAAATAAAGTTTTTAAAACAACTGGTAATATAAATAATGCTTTACTTTACGGTCAGCAACTTTGGAGACAGGGTGGTAAAAAAGTTTGTATATGTGAAGGAGAGATTGATTCAATATCTTTGTCACAATTATTTAATCACAAGTATCCAGTCGTGGGAATACCTAATGGTGTTAATGGTGCAGTTAAAGCATTAAAGAAACAACTTGAATGGTTAGAAAGTTTTGAAGAAATAATTTTATTTTTTGACCAAGACACTCACGGTCAAGACGCTGCCAAAGAATGTGCAGAACTATTTACAGTAGGTAAATGTAAAATAGCTACGTTTGAATTAAAAGATGTAAACGATATGCTTGTTGCTAATCGTGGCGAAGAAGTTATCAAAGCCATGTGGGAAGCAAAAGAATATAGACCAGACGGAATTGTTTACGGAACTGATTTATGGGATTTAATTAAAGAACCTGTACCAGTAGCGATTGCACAATATCCATTTTCTGGTTTAAATAAAAAATTATATGGTTTAAGAAAAAGAGAAATAGTTACTGTGTGTGCTGGTACTGGAGTAGGTAAAACTTTATTTACTAAAGAACTTATGTATTCACTAATAAAACAAAATCATAAGATTGGTATTATATCTCTTGAAGAAAGTTTACAAAGAACTTGCCACGGTATTTTAGGTATTAGTTTAAATAAACGTGTTCATATAAAAGGAGTTAGTAACATACCAGTTAATGAACTTGAAGAAGCATACAAAGATACACTAGGTAGTGGTAAAGTATTTTTATATCATAACTTTGGTAGCACAGAACAAGATAATATATTTACAAGAATTAAATTCTTTGCAAAAGGTTTAGATTGTTCTTTTGTAATATTAGATCACGTTTCTATTTTAATATCTGGTCTTGATATTGTAGATGAAAGAAAAGCGTTAGATGTTTTATTTACTAAGTTGAGAACTTTAACTGAAGAATTAAATATAAGTTTAATTTGTGTTGCTCATTTAAAAAGATTAGACGGAAACCAAGATCATACTGATGGTGTTGCTGTTTCGTTATCTCACATACGTGGGAGTGCGAGTATAGCACAACTTTCAGATGCAGTAGTTTCATTAGAAAGAAATTCTAACAAGAATGAAAACAAAACAATTATTCGTGTGTTAAAAAACAGATTTTCAGGAGATACTGGGATAGCATCTGCCGTTAACTACGATACAACAACTGGAAGATTATTAGAGGAAAATGACCAAAACTTTATTTTTTGATATAGAAACAAACGGACTTGACCCGTCACTAATACATTGTTTAGTGATAGTGGACGAGAACGATAAAGAATTTATTTTTACAGGAAATGACATTCTGAAAGGAACAAAACTTCTCACCGACAACTTGATAGTTGGACATAATTGTATTGGGTATGACCTCCCCGTCCTCAATAAATTATTAAATTATTCTCATAAAAGAGAGTTAGTCCACGATACGCTTTGTCTTAGTCGCCTTATCTACCCTGACATCGCAAATAGCGTTGATGTCAAGCTGTTGGTGAGAGGTACAATATCTAAAAACTCAGTTGGTAAACATAGCTTAAAAAGCTGGGGAGAAAGATTACAATTTAAAAAATTTGATTACCAACAAAATAATCCAGATGCTTTTGAAAAATTTGACGAAAAGATGTTGGAGTATTGTATCCAAGACGTAAAGATTACTAAAAAATTATATGAAAAATTTATGTCTAAAGGATTTAGTAAAGAAAGTATTGAACTAGAACATAAGATAGCTTTCATAACTAAAGAACAAGAACTACGTGGTTTTTATTTTGATGAGAAAAAAGCACAGTCCTTACAAGCTAAATTATTAGCAAAGTATAATGAATTAAAATTAAAATTAGAAAAAACTTTTATAGATTGGGAAGAAGATTTAGGAGAGTTTATACCTAAAGTTAATAGTAAAAAGTTTGGTTATAAAAAAGGAGTGCCAGTTAAGAAAACTAAATTAGTAAAATTTAACCCATCTTCAAGACAACATATTGCTAACAGATTAATAACTTTACACGGTTGGAAACCAAAGGAGTTTACTCCTACTGGTACGCCAATGATTGATGAAGACATATTGTCTAACTTACCTTACCCAGAAGCTAAATTATTAAATGAATATTTATTAATAGAAAAAAGATTAGGAATGTTATCTGAAGGTGCTAACGGATATTTAAAAGTAGTTAAGAAAGGCAAGATACATACTTCTTACATAACCAATGTGGTTACTGGTCGTATGAGCTCTAGGTATCCTAATTTACAAAATATACCAAACACTCATAGTTTATATGGTAAAGAATTTAGAGAATTATTTATACCTAAACCAAACTATGTAATGGTTGGAGTAGATGCTAAATCATTAGAAGCAGTTTGTTTTGCTCATTACATTTATAATTACAAAGGTGGTAAAGAGTATGCTGATTTAATTCTTAATGGAGATTTTCACACTTATAATATGAAAGCTGCTGGTTTACAATCTAGAGAATTAAGTAAGACAATGTTCTATGCTTTATTGTATGGAAGTTCATTTAAAAGATTATCTGAAATACTTGATTGTCCTATAGCTGAGGCTAAGAATATATTAGATAGATTTTATAGACAATTACCTTTTTTAAAACAAATTAAAATAGACATAATAGAAAAAATAGAAGCATACGGAGTTTTAAAAGCATTAGATCAAAGGATATTAACTGTAAGAAGTAATCACGCAACATTAAATACTTTAATACAATCTTGTGGTGCAATTATAATGAAAAAAGCATTAACAATATTATGGGATAATTTAAAAAATAAAGATGCTTGGGTAGTAGCAACTATTCACGATGAATTTCAAATAGAAGCAAAAAAAGAAGAAGCAGAATTTGTAGGTCAACTAGCGGTAGATAGCATAAAAAAAGCGGGAGAATACTTTAAACTTAGAGTTCCAATTAGTGCCAGTTTCCGTGTGGGAAACAACTGGTCGGAGACTCATTAACAACGAAAGAAAACAATGCAAGTAATATTAGTATTAACCGATGTAGGAGACGATAAAATTGCTTATTCTCTTTTTGAAGCAAAGGCAGAAGGAGAAACGGCTTACCAAGTATCAGTAAGTCCATCTGTCCAAATAGGAGCTATCTTAGGTTCTTTTTTAAAAACAGTAGAAACTTACACAGAAGATTTTGCTAAAATAGCAATATCAGAAGAAGTTAAATCTAAATATCCAGAGTCAGATTGGAGAACTAAATTTTTAAAATCAGATGGTTCAGTAATACAATTAGATTTATCTAAACTTAAACCAAAAGGAACTTCTTAATATGAGTACATTAATAGTAGATGCAGATATAGTTGCATATAAATTATCAACTGTATCAGAAAAACCAATACGTTGGGATAATGATGTGTGGACTTTACACTCAGATGAAACTGAATGTATAGTTATGATTAAAGATTATTTTGATAATTTAAAAGAACAAACTGAATGTACAAAAATAGTATGTGCTTTTTCTGATAAAAATAATTTTAGAACTTCTATTTTACCAGATTATAAATTAAACAGAATAAATACTAGAAAACCTTTAACTTTAAAATTTTGTAAAGATTACATTTATAAAAATTATAATGGTTATGTTAAACCTAATTTAGAAGCTGATGATATAATAGGAATACTTGCTACTAGCGATATTATACACGGTGCTAAGATTATATGCTCAGAAGATAAAGATTTAAACCAAGTAGAAGGTTTACATTACAATCCAGCTAATAGAGAATTTTATAGAATTAGTCCGCAACAAGCTGAATATAATTTTTATTTTCAAGTTTTAACTGGAGACCAATCAGATAATTATAAAGGTTGCCCAAGCGTTGGTGCTGTTAAAGCTGCTAGAGTTTTAGCTGATTCTAAAAACTATTGGCAATCTGTAGTTGAGACTTATGAAGAAAATAAACTAACAGAAGAAGATGCACTAGTACAAGCTAGAGTAGCTAAGATATTAAAAAAGAAAGATTATAATTTTAAATTAAAGAAAGTAATATTATGGTCTCCGCCAACTAAACAAAAACCAAAAGGCATTAAGATTTCTTATTCAGAACCAGAAGAAGAAACTACTGTGTTTGGAACAAGGATATAAACATGATTGATAATGATTTTAGTTGTACTTTAAAAGGTTGTTTAGCTGAGTTAGCTGTAGCCTACAAATTTTTAAAACGAGGTTATTATGTTTCTAGACCATTAGACCCATCTTGTCCTTTTGATTTAGTTATTACAAATAAAAAAGGTAAAAATTATTTAATAGATGTTAAATCTATTTCATA